GAATGGGAAAAGCTGGCCAAGTCGGGCAGGGTAGTGGTGGACGACCTGGGGAATGCGAGGGTGAAGCCTACCCCCGACCCCTCCCAAGTGGGAAGCGAGGATGGTGCGACGGAGGCCGCAGAGCTGACCAGCGAGCAGAAGGCACGGCGCAGGGAACTGCGTAAGTTCCTGACGGACACCCGGCGCGGCAACGGCAAGACACGCGAGGAGCATCTGGGCAAATGGCAGGAGGCTTGGAAAGAGTACCTGACATTAGAGCCGATGGAGGCCGCTCTTGCCGACGAGAAGATTATGGAGGCTGCCAAGCACTACGGTGTAAACACAAACACAAGCGAACTATGACTTTTCATAAGATAGTAAAGATGTGGTGCCAGACGTACAAGCCGATGCTTGACAGCGACACCAACGGTAACAAGCGGTTCTACCTGACGGACTCCAGGGCCGGGGTGGTGGACATGGCAAAGGGCATCTCCAACAAGTTCTCTCCCTTTGTGATGATGGAGAGCGACGTGGAGATCAACGGCGACTTCACGAAGCCGTACAGGAACTACCCGATTTACTTCTTTGTCAAGGCAGAGAAGATGGCCGACGGCGACGCGGCTGCGGAGGCAAAGGAGGAAGCGCTGTGGCATGCCGAGAACTTCCTGACGTGGCTGTGGAACAAGCACCAGCGCGAGATGGAAGAGAACATCCGTGGCGACTTCGCCATGATAGACCTCGAAACGAGCCAGCTGATGATCGACACCGTGGGGCCGATAGAGAATGGATGGTTCGGGGTGCTGGTGCAGTTCTCGCGGATGGAACCGCTGAACCTGTGCGTGAATGAGGACTTGTATGTCGGGGAGTAGGCTGCTGTGACACAGCAGCATACGGAACAGGTAAGACTATGGCTGAAGAAGAGAAAGCACCGAGGAAGGTGACGGACATTGACGCGGTCGGTGACAATGTGAGGACGGCGGTGTACGGATTCTGTGACAGATGGATTTCGATGCCGGGTTTCAGTCTGGACTGCGAGGTGATGGATACCAGGCAACTGCGCGACGCGATGGGACTGCGGGCGAGCATCGACTGGGGCGACCCGTGGCCCACGGCGGAGCAGGAACTGCTGCGGAGAGGGTTCCGCTGGCACTGGCTCGGCGGTCAGCGCGTGATGTTCCTGAAGGAGCGCGACGGCTTCGTGCCGGACACTGGCTGGGAAGAAGCGGAAGAGGTGGAAGATTAGGGCTGCTGTGACACAGCAGCATACAACAATAACGACACAAACACAAAACGACAATGGCAACGATTTACAAGACTGGAAGTAAAGGTGAGGTGGTGCGGCAGATACAGCGCGCGCTGCACGTCTATCCCGATGGTGTGTTCGGGCAACTGACACGCGAGGCCGTCATAGCCTACCAGCGCGAGAACGGACTGACAGCCGACGGACTTGTCGGTCCTGCCACCTTGGCGAAGCTGTTGGCCGTCAGGGCAGGCGACAAGCTGGGACTGAAACGCTCGCGGCGCAACATCACGGAGATTATCGTACACTGCACGGCTACAGCAGAAGGCCGTTACACCACGGTCGACGAGATACGCCGCTGGCACCGCAGCCAGGGGTGGAGCGACATAGGCTATCACTACGTGGTATATCTCGACGGCACGATACACGAGGGGCGCAACGTGGACGTGGCCGGGGCTCACTGCACCAACCACAACGCAAGGAGCATCGGCGTGGTGTACGTCGGCGGATGCGCCCGCGACGGCAAGACTCCCAAGGACACTCGCACCGAGGAACAGAAGGCATCCCTGCTCAGTCTGCTGATGAACTTGCGCGTCCTCTACCCCAAGGCCAAGATACACGGTCACTGTGACTTTGCCAACAAGGCATGTCCCTCGTTCGACGCCACCCACGAATACATGAAAATCTGACACATCATGGCACAAGCAAGTTTAATACCCCAAGACCTGATGACGGGCGCACTGCTGCACTTTGAGCAGGGCGTGCCCATCGACGACCTGAACGTGCGGCGGGAGAACAAGGACCGGCTGGCACGGGTTCACCATGTGTATATGCAGTATCTGCGCAACCCCATGCTGGACTACACGGAGATGCTGCGGGCGCTCATCCGACAGGGCGAGAAGAAATATGCCGGACTGCCCAACGAGTGGGCTGCGCTGCAGCGGGACAAGCGGCTGCTGGAGTTTGTCTTGGAGCATGTCAACGTATCGTCGCGCCGCGAGGACGAGCTGATGGTGCGCCATGCGGCAAAGCAGGCCATCAGGATAGGGTTAGAGACCGACAACCCCAACGCCCTGACCAAGGGCGGCAAGCTGCTGTACGACGTGGCCGGGCTGGATAAGCCGGAGAACGATAAGATTGACATGTCGAAGGTGATGTTCGTACCGCCTGTGGTGACCACCAACGTGACGGACGTTGACCCGACGAAGGAGAACGTGGACGACGAGCAGGCACGGCTCATCATGCAGAAATACGGAGCCGCCATCGACAGCAAGCGCAAGGAGGTCGATGACAAGGTGGCGGTGATGATGGCCCGGCGTGAAGTCAGCGAAAACGATAATCAAAACGTAAACGACGATGAGTAGATTAGGAACCAACCCCAACCTGAGCAGCGACCAGTTTGAAGGAAAGATGCTGCCCAACATCGAGAAGCCGCAAATGGAGCAGGGCGGCTATGTTGACCTGCTGGGCGACGGCCAGCACAAGATGTACCTGCACAGGGCACAGTTAGAAATATACAACTGGCAGTCGAACGTGACGCGCATCTGTGCATCGCGAGGATTCGGCAAGACGTCGCTGTTGGCGCTCTGGCTGGCAAAGTGCTTCCTCGGCCTGCGTCGGCAGATGGGCGGCTTCGTAGGTGCCAGTGCCAAGCAGATATACACCCGCACGATGCCCAACGTGCTGAAAGTGCTCAACACGCTCGGCTTCGAGGAAGGCGTTTTCTATTTCCGTGGGCAGGCTCCAGCCAAGCTCCGATGGGACATGCCACTGGCCAAGCCGAGGGTGTGGGAAAACATTATCCACTTCTGTACAGGCTATTGCGAAATCTTATTGTCGATGGCAGTACGAGGGTCAGGTAACGGCCTGAACCTGGCATCGGTAAAGGGCGACGAGACCAAGTATCTGCCATGGCCACGTGTAAAGGAAGAAATCATACCCACGCTGCGTGGCGACTTCATGCCGCCGTCGGCCCGCAAGACGGAAAAGAAGCAGTGGGGCTACGGCACAGACCCACAGGTCAACCCGTTCTGGCTTTCGCAGTTCTGGATCAGCGACCGTGGACTGACACAGCGGGAACGGCTCTGGGAGAAAGAGAAAGACTTTGAGACCACCGAGATAAACAGTCAGATAGCCGAGATGCTGGCCGAACTGAAATACTTAGAGAATACCAACCCGCGACTGGCCGTGCAGCTGGCACAGAACGATACTTTCCTGAAAAAGCTCCACCTGCTACGTTCGCAGTCGGAGACCTTCTGGAACTTCTCGTCGTTGGAAAATCTCAGCCTCCTTGGTGGAGAGGCATTCGTGAGACGCATGATCCGAGAATTGCCCGAGATGGAACTTAACCTGCAGATACTGGGACAGGAGCCCAAGACCTCACGCGACGGGTTCTACTCTAACTTCGACCAGGACATCCACACCTACATGCCAGCTGACATCACAGACACGCTCTACAACCGCTTTACCGTGAAGCAGCAGGGTAAGGCACTCGACGTACAGAATTGGCCAACGGCATACGAACGCGAGACACTGCAAATGAACGAGGTGCAGCGGGCGGGAGAGACATGCGAACTCGACCTTGACCTTGACCCGAAGGAGCCGTTGCGCATGGGCTTCGACACTAATGCCAACATGAACATCGCCGTGGTGTCGCAGACGCGGCAAGTGCAAGGCAAGGAGACCGCCTTGATTCTGCGCACGTTCTACACCATGAACGAGAAGAAGCTCATCGCGCTCTGCACAGAGCTGGGACGCTATTACCGACCTTTCATCCGCTCCGGCTGCGGCGAGGTAATCGTCTATTTCACAAGCACCATCAAGCAGGGCGGCGCAACAGCCTACGCCGTGGAGAATGCCATCGACAACCGTTTTGACAAGGTGATTGAGCGCGAGTTGCGCCGACAGGGCTTTAAGGTAACGATGGTGGATATGGGTAACGGATTTTCGCACGAGTCAAAGCACCGCGTACTGAACGAGATGTTTGCCGGACAGACGGCCCCGTTTGTCATGATCTCAAAGGAACCGGGCTATAACGACCACCTTATCTGTGCCATCGAGAACGCCGGCGTACTGCCGAACTTCAAGAAGGACAAGCGGACGGAGAAGTACGGCCAGGGTAGCGGCGGCCACCGCTCTGACTATGACGGCGTAGCGGGGAATCCCAAAGAGCGAACCGACGTAACCGATGCCATGGACGACATGTTGCTGGGCATCAAATACTTTGGCAGCGGACGCCCAAAAATCGGCGGCGGGCTGCGCGGGCGCTTCAGGAACCTGGCGGGCATACCGACAAGGTAGGGAACTGCCCTTGAAATTACTGCTCGTACACAGTATCTTGCGGGCATAATACAAACACAGAAACAGCTATGGCAAAGAATAATAAAGGCGGCATGACCATCCACCGGCCGAAGACCTACACCGAGTTCCAGCAGCTCAACCGCGAGTTAGGGCAGCGGCGGTACATACCCCTTGACCTGCTGAAGGGCAACGTGCGCTCGCTCTCGCTCGGCGACAAGGACCCGGCAGGAAAGGAGGCACAGGATATGGCGGCCGGTATGGGGTGTGGCAGCCTGAGCAACGGACCGCTGTCGCAGGTGGCATGGAGCTTTGACAGCAGGGACACCACGCCAACGCCCGTCAGCGACAAGGACGGCAAGCCGCTGGGACGCGGCTACATCAAATGGGGACCGAAGGACAACCTACCGGGTGTCATCTACTCGTTAGCGAAGGCGAGCCCCTACACCGCCGCACCGCTGCGCTACCTCTCCGACCTGGCCACGGGGTTAGGGGTGAGGATGATGTACCACTTTGAGGACGATACCTACTGCGAGTTCAAGCACGCGGGCTACAACCTGCGGCTGCGCTACCAGCAAGCACGCGACGGCAAGGAGCAGGACACCTACGGCGGCGACATGGCCATCGACCCCGATGCCAGCCCGTTAGAGGACCCGCTGAAGCCCATCGGCGAGATAGCCCCCGAGAACCGCCCACGGCCACGGCTGCAGGGCATTGGTGCCGACTACTGGGAGCAGGCCTACCGCGAATGGGAGCGCACCTGGGAGGGCTACGACGAGCCGGAGAACGACCGCCACGTGCCGGGGCTGAAGCAGTTCTTAGAGGACAACAACCTCGACCTGCACCTGTCGCAGTGCATGCTCGACTGCATGATGTTCGACCTCTACTTCCCCACCGTGGGCTTCGAGCGCGGAAGGCGAGGACAGTGGGACCCGCGCATCGTCCGTATAGGCCAGCTGAAAATCACAGATGGCGTGCGCTATGAGGCTATGTCCGAATACCGCCACATCCAACATGTTTATTTTGGTGAGCGCTTCCGTGCAAAGGGCATCGGTGAGCATACAACAAGCGCCAACGATAACAAGGTGACGATGTACCCCGTCTGCGAGGCCACCGCCCGCGTGAGCGACATGCGCTACCTCGTCAGTTCCAATCAGCGCACACGCATCAGCGCCCGCCCCACATGGGCCGTATGCCCCGTCTATTACGGCAACAAGAACTACTATCAGCAGCCCGACTGGTGGAGCATCTTCACGTCGAAGGCTTACGACTTCTCCAGTACCATCCTCTACGACAAGGCCAAACAGCGCGAGAACAACACCACGTTTTCGAGAATCCTATTCGTGAGTTTGGACTACTTGGATATGTGCTTCCACGACGAGGGCATAGCAGGCGACAAGGACAAGCAGCAGGAGTTCATCAACAACCTGGACCAGGACGTGGAGGACTTCCTGCAGCAGCGCGAGAACAACGGCAAGATGATGCGTCAGTTCATGTGGCTCGGTCAGGACGGCAAGGACCACCACAGTGTTGAGATTGTCGATGTGAAGGACGCCACAAACGATGCCGTGAAGGCTGGCAAGGAAGAGCTGGAGCTATCCACCTCGCCTATATTCCTTGCCTTCGGTGTTGACCCCCGCGACATCGGCGTGCCGATGGTCAGTGCCAGCAATGGCGGCACCGCCTTGCGCGAGATACGCCTGATGAAGCAGCAGTTGCTCAACGTGCGGCAAAGGGCCTATCTCCGCTTCATCCAAGATGTTTGTACGTTTAATAAATGGGATTCGCATATAGAGCCACTGGTTAAGCAAATGAGTTTCACGACTTTAGACAGAAACCCAACAGGGATGGAAGAAACACTTTCTTCCAGAGGTGCATAAGAGATAGGGAGGCAACCATGCTTCCCTATCTCTTTTTCGGCAGATACTTATCAATCAGTCCGTTCTTCTTCGCCCAATTATAGACTCCTACAGAAATACCTCTAAGTTCCGTTCTACTCTCACACCGTTTCAGTATCTCAATCCGTTCCTCGTCCGTATAGGTGCGCTGAATCTCACGGCGCTCTGTATCCTCAAACATCTCGTCGAGCAGGCCTTCCTTCTTCAGTCGCTCGTAGGCACGGTGGTGCTTCTTGCGAAACTCTGACTTCGACTCGCAATAGCGGGCAGCATTGGCGCAGTCCTTCAGTGTCAGTTTATTGTGCGGCACAGGCTTATCGG